AATATTTCAAAGGCAAGCGACAATATAATTTTTCAAAAAAATGCAACACCCCCACCTCTGCAAACCATTGTCAATTAAGCTTTGAAAAGGTGTTGCAATACACATTTTTTGTGCAAAAAATTATAGTATCCAAAAAATGCAACACCCTGCAAAATTTCAGATTGGCATAATTTTTGATATTGTTTAAAATGTCAAATGTCAAAACCTGCAAAATTGCAGATTCCGACGAAAATCACCAAAAAAGATAGTAATCAGTTCCTTTCTTATATTTCTGACCGTATCTATAGATTAAAGCCGAATACTCGTAATTAATGTCGCAAGCACTCCTGTATTGCTTACATTTTCCATTTACCTTCCATACGCAAACATAACCTCTCAAACAGGCTTGCTTACATTTATTCCAATCATAAACACCTGCTCTTTTACATTCTTTTAATATCCAATCACCGCCGTTGTATCTTTGATATGTTATGAAGAGTTTAGATGAAGGGTTAGTAGAATTAAGAGATTTTATATAGTAAGCAAAAGCAAAAAAATAATCTTTGGAATAAGGTTTAGTATAGTCAGGATAAAGCGGTCTTAGTATATGGTCTAAAATTTTTGGTGTAAGTTGAAAGTATCCGACAGAGCCATAACCATCTAAAGAAGTTAGCCAACGGCAATTGGTTTCTTTTTTAGCTAAACCTAAATTATACCAGTATGGATATTTATTGGATATAACCTTCTCAGTAGCTTCCTTAGTTGGTGCTTCAATATCTAAACACTTATCCGAGGCTAAAGATAAGTGCAGTGTAGCCAATAAGAACGTAAGTATAAATCTTGTCATATGGGTCTCTCCATTCTATTTCTCCAACTTTAAATCTTCTTGCTATAAATACAGCGATTAAGCCACTTGCCCAGATGGAATATTTCCGTGTAATTGCTGAGAGTAAAGCGTTGCTATCGTAAGAAAATAAAAGTGCTATTGGTAGTGTAAGAAATAAAAAGACCAATTCAAAACCATAAAACTTAAACAATCCTTTTACTATACTCATCTACAAACCTCCATTGATTTTCTTAATAAATCATTTTCTTTTTCTAAGTCAAACATAAAGTTTAATAAAGCCTGCAATTTTTCAGGATAAGACATTTCATTGTTTAAAACAGGCTTCTGTGTCTTCTGAACTTCTGGAATTTGACATTTTAGATATATTGGTTTTTCAATATACTTTGTTGAGGAACAAGAAAGAATAAAAAGAGCTGGAATAATCAGAAGCTTTTTCATTTTTCCATCTGCTCCTGAGCTTGATTTATTAAGTCTGCCATTTGTTGGCAGTCTTGGTTTGTTATATAGACAGGTTCTTTAACTACTTGCTTAACATAAACTTTCTTAACTGGTTTAATAGATGCTTCTTGTAATTCTTTCATTGCTTTATTGTATTGGTCTTGTTGCAACTGTATTTGATTTATAAGCTGTTGGTTAGTGTCTTTGCAATTTTGCAGTTGTGCTTGGAGTTGTTTTATCTCATATCTAAGCTCAGCGATTTTATTCGAGGCTTTTATAAGGATAAATATATCGCCAAGAATAAAACCGCCGATTAAAAAGTAAGCTGTGAGTTTATTTATCATACTTTATTTCTATACTGTTTAACTCTTCAATAGTAGATGCATTATTTATTGCTTGTTTTGTGTTTTCACTCCAAGCTCTAATACTATCTCTTTGTTGTAGCTGTGAAGAATATTTTTGTTTCAATGCTTCTAATTGGTCGTTATTACCAATCGCTTGAGTTTCTGCTATCTTTGTAATGATGTAATCAGTCGGAGCTAATAAGTTGGCTGTGTAAGATTTAAGCTGTGAAAGTTTAACTTGTTTTATTTTGTCTAAATTAACCTTTATCATTTAACACCTCCTGATATTTTTGCAATATTTCAGGTGGAAACTCATTACTTTCTCCACCATAGCCGTGTGGTGGTGTTTCGTTTTCATCAATATAAAGAGCTTCAACAGGTATATTGTCTGGAATAGATGCCTTATCTACTATCCAATACGGACATTTGACAGGAACATCTTTCACTGCTATTTGTTCTATTGTTGCAAACTGTAAAGCTTCCTGAGTAGGAACAAGAATAACAAAGTTGTTGTCTGCGTTTTTAAAAATTACTATTTGCATATCTAACCTCCTTATCTAAATATTGCTACATTTACATCTGTAGAGTCATAAAATTTTGCACCCGCAGAAGTAGTTGAAACCGCTATCTCTAAAGAAGAAGATGTTTTTAACGCAGGAGTTAGAGGTGTAGAAGATTTTCCTTTTATTGAAGTATGAACTGAATTATCATTATCAGAATACATCACACTGCCAAAACATACAGAATAATTGTTATCAGATAAAGCTGTAGAAAAATTTATCGTGTAGTCACCTGTGCTATTTTTTGTAATAGAACTTACATTAACACTTGCTTTGATAGTTGGCGAACTTGGTGTGCCGTCAAAATTAACCCAAGCCTTGCAAGAGTTATTACTTGAAGAACTACTACTTGATGAACTACTACCGCCTGAGATTGATTGCCAATTATTACCATCATATATTTTAATCGTTGTATTAGATTGTGATGTATCTAACCAAGTCGTGCCTTTTGTTGGATTAGACGGTGCAGATGAACCGACATATGTTGCTCTTAAAATAGCTTGTGATGATGGGTCTTTACTAATAAATGCTGAGTTAAGAGTATCAATCTTAGATTTTAAATCTGATGTATCGTTTATAGATTGCCAGTTATTACCGTCATAGAGTTTGAGTATGTTGTTAGATGTATCATACCAAAGCATATCTTTAACAGGGTTTGAAGGAGATGAAGAGTCAATATACACTGCTCTTAAAACAGGTTGAGATGACGGGTCGCTATTATAAAAAGCAGACTTAAGACCTGATGTATCATTAATAGCTTGCCAATTATTACCGTCATATAATTTGAGTAGATTGTTAGATGTATCAAACCAAAGCATATCTGCTACAGGATTAGATGGTGCAGATGAGTCCATATATACCGCTCTTAATATAGACTTAGTCGGGTCATTATTATAGAAAGCAGAATTAAGAGTATTGATTTGTGTTTTTAAACTTGATACATCATTAACAGCTTGCCAGTTATTACCGTCATAAAGTTTAAGAAGACTATTACCTGTATCATACCAGAGCATATCCTTAACAGGATTAGACGGTGCAGATGAGTCCATATACACTGCTCTTAGTATTGGTTGATTTGACGGGTCATTGTTTAAGAATGCTGATTTAAGAGTATCACAACAAGAGTTTAAATTTGTGTCTGAATTAGTGCAGGTTGATGGTGTGAAATTGGTTATAGGTTGCCACGTTTTACCGTCAAAAAGTAGCAGTGCATTAGTAGCTGAGTTGTAAATGACTGGTTTTAAAGAACCTTCGTAGTAATACATCACTACACCTCCTATATTAGATTTGGAAATTGTGTTTTAATTTCAAAAGTTTGTAAATTAGAAACATCTTCTGCTTGTTTTACTTTTGAGATATATTCAGAGTATTCTTGTTTTACTAAGAAAATAAAATGTTGTCTGTATGCAGCTTTAAGTGTTTGAGAAAGCCAGAATGATATTGTCTGGTCGTTGTTTGTATTGTATTTTTTGTTTAGTGTGTCTAATACATCTTGAAAATCTTTTCCAGAATAGATGAGAGAAGTTCTATCTTTTATAATTGAAGTTATATCAAGTCCTTGAGATAATAGATAACTTTCTCCGTTAATATTGTCTGATGTGTCGCTTCTCTGTTTTATTTCAGGATAATACTTTGTGATGTATTCAGTAGTTATTTTTTGTGCTTTTTGAATAAGTGCATCTTTTGATAGTTCTATTTCTGGATTTTCAAAATGACTTGCAAATGAGATTATTAGATTTTCGTTATATTCATCTGCTAATAATTGTGTTCCAGTCTTTTTTTCAGTTGCTATAACTATCATATTTTAACCTCCTTTATTAAATACTTAAATCAGTTAATTGTGGTATTCCAAGTGTGTAATAGTTAGCAACGCCGAGATTGAGATATATGTTTCTTAAATCAATTGTCAATGTTGCTGATGATTCGTTCAGATAAAACCAGCCTATTGATTTCATTGCGTTATAAATAGTTACCGATACTTGTGTCCATGATGTTTTTGTAAGATCTAAGAGTTGATAGTTATTATCGTATTCCCCACCCACCAAAGCACTTACATTTCCAGCAGTTGATACTACTCTATATTCAAATCCTGCCGTTATTGGTTGTATAGGAGCATTAGTTGAATACATAGGAGTAATTGATGGAAATAAACCACAATATGCTGACGATTTTGAAGTGTCATCAACTTTAAATGTTAATCTTAAAAAGTTTCCTTGTGTTTGCCAGTGTCCGTCGTTCGTTTCTTTCGTAACAGTAGCTGTAATTGACGCATTTTTGTTATACCATGCAATCCCCTTCGGACTATTATCATCATTTGTTTTATCCAGCCTTGCATTTGAAAATAAGTTCCAAGCTGGATATCCTTTAATTGCATTTTGTTTCCACTGTTCCAAGTTAGCAATCTCATTCTGGACTGCATTATTCCATCTGTCAGCTTGCGTTGACACAAGATTGACAAGATTTCCTACATTCTGACTTAGTTGTGCTACTTTGTCTTCTAAAGCCATTTTAATGACCTCCGTTTAATTTATTTGATACAACTGCATATCCTATTTGTGTTATAGCGTTTAACATAGATAGATTTGTTTCTTGCTGTAAGTATCTGAATGATTGCAAGTCTATATTTACGCTGTCTATATTTTGCTGTGTTTGTAAAAATTGATTATTTACATCTGATTTAAAATCATCAAGCTGATTTTTTAACTCTAAAATTGAATATCCAAGATTAGTGATTGCATCTGTAAACTGTATAAACTCTTCAGCATAGAAAAGATTTAAATCTACTCCTTGATTAATTATCTGAATTGAAGAGATTGGAACTGTAGTCAGTTTCATTTTAAAGCCAATTAAAAACTGGCTTATATCTGTTTTATAGCCAATAATGTAGTTTGGGTCGCTCCATACAGCAAACAGAGTTCCATCATCTAAATAAAATCCAACTTCTCTAATCCAGTATTGTTTATTACTCTGCAAAATTGCATGGACTGTTATTGAATGTTCATCTGTGTTTATGTCAGATGACAATATCGGAACTCTTTCTTGCTCATTATATAAATGTGTTAAGTTATCTGATGGTGTATATGCACTATCTCCAACTCCGACTGATGCAATGCTAATTTTCATTCCGTTTTGTTGTGCTTGTAATGATGCTTTCATTCCTGCTTGTGTTATAGTTGCTACTAATCCCATTATTTAGCCTCCAAGTAAACATTAGTAATACTAAAACTATTAACTCCTGCCATTACTCCAATGTTCCAGTCGATTTGATAATCTGATTTTGTCTCTGCTTCACACTTTCCTACTCCACAACCGCTAATAGTACTTGGTGTTGCTATTGTAGTGCTTGGTGTTGCTTCAAGTATTACACCAGCTAAATGACTTCTAACATTCTTGTATTCATTAATAAGGTCTTTCATATATTCTTGAGTTTGCTGGCTGAATAGCTGATTTTCTACTTTTCTATTTACATTTAAAACAGCTACAAACTCATATGGTTTCAATTGTTTTAACGTCAAATTGTATGGTTCAGGAATAGACTGAAACCATTCATAAATCTTTGTATCCATTGAGAATATTTCTAATACTTTTTTGATTGCGTATAATGTGCCTTTATGACGATGTAGTTCAATCGCATTTTTAATTAGTGCTTTCTTTTCTTGTATATCCTGAGCTTTGTTATATTCTTCAATATGAAACTGCCAGCCAAGTAAGTCCAGCAGATTTTCATCTTCTATCTCATCTATTCTTGGCAGTATCAAAACATTGATGATTTTGTCTTTTATATTCTCAAAGCTAACGTCAAACGTATCAACCAAACATTGAAGTTCTTTAATACTGCTTGGTGTTAATTCCTTAATCATCTACAAGCCCGCCATATGTGATGCTTATATTGTTTGCATATGCTATCTGTTCCATTGTCAATTCTTGCTTAGTTAGTGCTGTTAAATCTATTTTGTAAGCTCCTGTATTTTTTATTCTTGCTATAAGTTCTTCCGGCAATATATCTCTTCCGATTTTAGATTTAGTCCAATTCACGAAGTCATTTACCGCCTGATTTACTGCGTTCTGAATAATTAAGACTTTAGCCTCATCTTTTTTGTTGATGTAATAAGTGAAGTTGATGTCATAGTTAATTATGCTTGGTGCATTTACTATTACTTGGTCTGTTAATGGTCTTATTTTGTCAGATGACAAATAATTGATAACTGTATTAATCATGTCTGTATTTGGAATATTGCCACCTTTGACAGTAAAGATAACTTTCACTTGTCCGGGATTTGGAGAATATACTTCTACATCTTCTATATCTTGATGTGCTGACAATGTATGATAAATGTAAGCTTGTTTACTTCCTGCATTTGAAAATCTTTCAATTGACAGTCTAATTCTTTCTCTAAATCTTTCATCGTCTTCTGTATCTGTTCCATACATAGATGTAGTTATATTTTCTACTTTACTGACATATGGCAGTGTATCAACAAGCTTATTTATCTGTCCGATGCTAAAACCATTTCCAACAGAACCTGCAATATTGCAAGAAGCTAAAACATCAGTATATGTATTTCCTGCTGTTATTTTAGCTTCCTGCAAAGTTGCAAAAAAGATATTATTATCTGGTGTTGCTCTTGTTCCAGCTGGTATAACAACATCAAAGTTAAGCGGTGTATCAATATAAAATCTTAATGTTGTCTGTGATGGTTTGGATTGTAATCTCTTTACTCCGTAGAATTCTGCTAATTTGTCTAAGTTTTCATTTGTTGCATAAGCTAATAAATTTTGTTTAGCTGTCTCATTTATTGCTATTGCCAATAAAGTGCTTGCGTATGTCTGCAAGTTTATTAATAGTCTTTCTGGGTCTGCTGGATATAGAGTTCTGCCCGTGATTTGTTGATATGCATCTATTAATAAAGATTCATAATAAGTTGCATCAGTATTTATGAATTCAGCCATACAGGTATCTCCATTATTTCTCCAGTATCTTTTATTTCTAACTCTATGCTAATTAGTAGTCTTTCATAGCTTTTATTAAGTGAGATATTTCTAATCTTTACTCTTGGCTCCCATTTCTCTATTGCATCAACTATTTCCGCCATAATCTTTCCTCTTGTAATTGCTGTCATTGGTTGGTCTAAAAATAAATACAGATTAGAGCCAAAGTCTGGTCTATGAATATCAGTTCCTTTTATTGTTGTTAAAATCACTTTTATGTTCTGCATAATGCTATTAAGCTGATTGGTTTCTACTACTTTCATAATTTAATTATCTATTTATAGAACCAAATAGACAAGCACAGATTTCACAAACTAACCAGAAAAAACATTATTACTACCTTGTGCCATTGTAGAGCCACAGCTTACACTATCGCCAACTCTACATATTGGCTTACCATTGACAAAAACAGTCGCAGAGCCAGAAGATGCTGTTCCATCATGACAAGGAATTCCACAGCAATGACTACTCCAAGCATCACCAAGCCTATGAACTCCTTTACCATTAACAAAAACATTGCTTGATGCTTGCGTGTTTGCTCTTGCCGGATAACAACCGTGTCCACTGCAATTATCACCTAATCTAACAACCGCTGGCATTGATTACTCCTAAGGATTTAAATCTATTCTTGAGCCTTTTATTACAATATTTCCAGATGCCTCTATTGTGATATTGCCTTTTACTGATATTCTTAGGTTGTGTTGCTGTCTGTCATATTCAATCTCTGTTCCATCGTTAAATCTAATAAAGTATTTATCTTTACTTGCTACTGGTGGCTTGTCTGCTTCGTTGTATATTGAGCCTAAAACATAACCGTCCGAATGTTCTCCTTCTTCATCAAAAGCTACAATGACATACTCGTTTAAATCAGGTAGCCAATAAGCTTTATCTTGATGTGTTTTATGATTTAGAACTGGAAGCCAATTTGAAACAATATTATCCAAATCTGGCATTTGAACTCTTACTCTTGCTGTTTTTTCATCTACTGCTACGACAATACCTCTTCTTATCATTTCTTTTTACCTGTTTGATTTGGATTTTTCAAAAACTCTATCTCTGTTGTATAACCATCTCTTTTTATTTCATGCATCACAGTAGAGCAGTAATAAAGACCGTCAAACTTTCCAAAGCCTTTTAATTCTATTTGACTGCTTGCGTAGATGTTTGGAATTCCGATGGTTGTAATCCTGCCTTGTAATTCTTTCATTTCATTTATAGTCTTCTGTGCTGTCGCTACTTTTTCAGCTTGTTTTTTGTTTTCTACTCTTACTCTTTCAACTTGTTTATCATTAGAAGCTTTGACTTTTGTTTTCTTATTGTCTGATATGCTGTCTTTTTTGTTTGGGTCTAAATAAACAACATCAACATCAGAAGCGTATAAACTTGATACTTCTATATCTAAATCTGTTGTTATCTCTGGTGTAATTACGTATATGCCATTATCGTTAAGGTTCTTTTCTAAATCTCTAATAACAATCTTTTTATCTGCAATTTTGCAGTTATAACCGTATCGTTTACATAGTTTTTGTAAAAACTCTAAATCTCTTTGTTTATATTGGTCTATTCTCTGGAAATTAATATCAGAACCTTCAAAATAGAGCTTATAACCGTTTTTCTTTGCTACATCTTCAGCTATTTTTTTAAGTGTTGTATTTTCAAATGCAGTTGTTTTTAGAGTTCTGAAACTTGCCTTGACATCTTTAGCTAAAGCTTTAATCGTGAAAGTTGCTCCAGAACGGCTGTAATTGAAAGAATAACTGTCTATAAAAAAGGTTCCAGCATCTCTGACTGTCTCTTCATAGCCAAATCTGACTTTAAGACTGCTGCCTCTTGCTGGTGGATTATCTCTAAAAAAATAAATGCTATCTTCAACTTCAATCTCTATATCATCGCTTTCATCTTTATCAAGTCCATCGTTATCTGTATATCTAAAACTAATTAAATACGGTGTTATATATGCTGATACGTTGTTATTATTGATTTCAACATAAAGATATGGCTTATAAAATGTCAGTCTGTCTGCCATGGTGGATTAATCACTTCTTGGTTATCAATGTCTTCTATTTCCAAGATTGGAATTTTTAAAACAGTTCCAGTTGGTGGATAAGCATGAGCTATGTATTTGGGATTCGCTTGAATAATGATTTCATACAGATATGGGTCATTATACATTTCATATGAGATAGTATCCCAACGGTCGCCTTCTTTAACAATGTAATTAATATAATCCATCTCTTATCTCACTTATCAAGCATATTTGTATAGTTGTTTTTTGGCTGTAAATTCTGATTTTGGTTATTTGATTTCTTTTTTACTGCTTTGCCTTTTTTCTTTGATGTTGTTTTTCTTTTTTGGATTTCTTTTTTGATATACTCAGTAAATCTGACATTTAACGCAATATCTACTGGCTGACCGTATGCGTCTATTTGCTGATATTCTGCGTCTATACTTTCTATTACAAAATCACCTAATACTTTTTCAGCGATGATTAATTTCTGTGGTTCTCCTTGCTTGGCTAATTCTTTGATTTTTTCATACTCTTCTGTCGGATTACAAAATGCATTATGGAAGTTTATCGATAGTTCCAGTGATAATAACTCATTACCTAAAAACTGCAGACTGCTGGGTGCGATTACAGTCTGCAATTTTGCAACGGCATACTGATTACTTTCTTTATGTTCTCTATATGAAAAAACTTCAAAAACTATATCGCCAAAGCTTGCATATTTCATAATCTCATTTTATTTGTATATGCAAGCCTTAGACAAGCACAGATTTCACATTATAGTTTTCTTCTTGCTATCATTTCCTGAGCTATTCCAATTATTTTATATCCTTCATTTGGATAGATAGGTTCGTAATCCAAATTATCCGATATAAAAGCAATGTTATTTTTACCTCTATACAGTCTTTTTATATACAGTTCTCCGTTGTCGTCTCTAACGATTACAACTTTTTTGTTTGGTATATCCTCATTAAAGTAATATTTAGCTATGACATAATCGCCATCTTGTAATGTTGGCTCCATACTATCTCCATATACTTTGACTATAAAATGTTTGTTTTTGTCTAAATTCATTGATGCTGGAAGTGGTATATATTCTATGAGTTCTATTTGATTGTTATCTTGTGGAAATCCAGCCCCAACTTTTGCAACTACTGGAAAGTATGCTATTTGTTCTATGCTTGGGTGATTAAATATATCTTCTTCTTCATTCTTTAAAAACATCTCTCCGTTGCCTGTTTTTAGCCATTCTGGGTTTACATTGAAGGTTTTGGAGATTAGATTGAGGGTGGCTGTTGAGGGGATAGATGCACCATTTAAAATGTTATACACTGTTGACTTTGGAACGCCTGTTTTTTGTGCAAACTCAAGCGGTTTAAGACCTAACGTTTTTAAAAGTGTTTCTAACC